TTGCGAAAGTATTCGAGATAAACTAACATCAGAGTGGGAGCTCTTAAAAGGATAGCATCATGGACATTAGAAATATATTAAATATAATTCCGAAAGAGGAATTAAAAAACCAAAACACATTTGACGGTACTCTAGAAAGTATAGCAAGAGTAGCAGGTGTTGATTACAAACCACAAGCAGTTGTATTTGAAGGTTATACAGATGACGAAGTTAGAAAACTTTGCCATTCAAAAGACCATGACTGTGCAACAACTGTTAACCATCCAATATATGGTAAAGGTAAACCAGTTTACGAAAGTCATGCTATTCCAGATAACAACGGTAATGTTGAATGGTACGATGTACAATTTAAACACGGTGTAGAAAAGAAAGTTCCTGCAGCAGACATGGAAATTGTTACACTAGAAGAACACGGTGCTGCTAAACCTAAAAAGAAAAAAGCCAAAGAAGATGCAAAAGTTGAAAAAGATTCTAAGTCCAAAGAAGTTAAAGAATCTGAAGTAGAAAAAACTGTAAACGAAGAGCTATCCGAAAAAGACAAAGATACAGAATTTGCACGTTGGTTAAAGAAAACTCACAACAAAGATGTTGAAAGTTTAAAAGGCAACGAGTACGTTGATGCATCAAAAGAGTTCCAAGCATCTAAAAAGAAAGAAGAGTCATTTAGAGCTAAGTTTGATGATATGGTTGCTGAAGCAGGTAAGCCAGACTTTTTAGACTTAGACAAAGACGGTGACAAGAAAGAGCCTATGAAGAAAGCTGCTAAAGATGCTAAAGGCGGCAAGAAGTCAGGCAAAAAAGAAATGTCAGATAAGCAAAAGAAATTCTTTGGCAAAAAGAAAGAATCAGTTGAAGAAGCTGCAGAAGTAATTACAGCAGAAAAAATGCCTAAGAAGAAAGACATTTTAATGATGTGCAGTAAAGGTATGAAGAAGTCCGAAATTTGCAAGAAGTATCCAAACTGTGATCAAAAGAAACTTAAAGAAATGATCGAAGCATGTATGGGAGAAATGAAAGAGTCAGCTAAAAACAAAAAAGGATCTGTAAACGAATCAGTTGAAGTTATCAAAGATCCTTCAAAAATGTCATTTGTTGAAATGCTGAAACTTGTAAAAGAAAGTGGCGGACAACAACAAATTGATCCAGTTGACGAAACACTTTGGAACTGGGCTCAAAGAGTTGCTACATCAAAAGTTGAAGAGTCAAACAAAGCAGAAATTTTTGCAGGCATGATTTACGAACGCAACGGCGGACGTTTTGAAATGTATGACGTTATGGACGAAGACGGACTTACTGAGTCAAAAAAAAAGGACTAAGTGAAGCCAAGATGTGTTCAGATGATTGTTGCGGTTCAGACGTAACACAAGCAGACTGCACTTGCAAACCAACTTGTAAGCATTGTGATTGTAATGCAAAATAAGTAAACAGATTTAACCAAAATTGAACTAAAGCCAGTTATTAACTTGACTGGCTTTTTTTATGACTATATAATAGTACTTCAACCAGGAGAATAATTTATGTCAAAAATGTACGGGCCAGAAGAGAAGGCTAAACTAGAGAGATTAATCAAAGAAGGATCAAATGTTCTACGTGAAGTAGAGGATCTTAATGAAGGTCTTAAAGATACTGTAAAAGCAGTAGCAGAAGAACTAGAAATTAAACCATCAGTAATTAACAAAGCAATTAAAATTGCACACAAAGACGAGTGGTCTAAACACTTAGAAGAGTGGGAAGAGATCGAAGGAATCTTAGGTATCACTAACAATTTGCCTGCCGGTAATACCGGGGGTGAGTAATTGGAAAAGATTAAAAACTTTTGGGCAGACAGTTATACGTCTGACAAAACCGCATTTGGCTTTGAGCTAATTAGTTTTATCTTTACTGTAACAGCTAGTTTATCATTGGCACTAAATGCAAGAGATCCTAATATGGCGTTTATATACCCATTTTTCTTTATAGGTAGTATAACACAGTGCTATGCTTCTGTAAGACGTGGTGCTGCATGGGTTATGCTACTTACAGGATACTTTGCATGTGTTAATGTGTTTGGCTATCTTATTGCAATTAATATTATTTAATACTTGACATCTAGTCGCAAATATCATATAATACATGTATGATATTAAATTCAGACACATTCTTAAAATGGACTGCTACCGTTGTTCTTATACTCGGTACAGGAGTTAATGCTTTAGGGTTTTATCCTGCAGGACCGATGATATTGGTCATTGGTAGTTTCATTTGGTTAATTGTCAGTTGTATGTGGAACGAGCCTGCACTAATTGTAACCAACCTTGTGTTGTGTGTAGTTGGAGCAGCCGGTTTGCTATACTCACTATAATGAGAAAGATAAGTATTAATGAAGAAGGTAACCGCAGGCCATAAACTGCTTATTAGGTACTTGTCAGCCAAAAATGACATACAGGAGAGAACATGAGTTACGTAGACGCTTTCTATGATAGAGGGCAAGACACTATCAACGTTGTTGAACGCGATGAAAAAGGCAAACGCCATTTTCGAGAATACAATCCACGACACATTTTTTACTACGAAGATAATAGAGGGAAATACAAATCCATCTATGGTAAACCTTTATCAAGAGTAACTTGTAAAAATGTTAAAGAACATCGTAAAGAACTTGCTATTCACAGCAACAGAAAACTTTATGAGAGCGACATCAATCCTATTTACAGAATGCTTGAGGACAACTATCTCAATCAAGACGCACCTAAACTTAACGTAGCGTTCTTTGATATTGAGGTTGACTTTGATCCTGAGCGTGGGTATGCATCACCTGAAGATGCGTTTATGCCTATTACGTCTATTGCAGTATACTTGCAATGGATGGAAACAATGGTATGTTTTGCTATTCCGCCTAAGACACTTTCTATGGAAGAAGCAAAGAAAACTATTGAAGGCATCGATAATGTTATGCTGTTTGAAAAAGAAAGTCAAATGCTTGATGCATTTTTAGATGTTATACAAGATGCAGATGTGCTAAGTGGTTGGAACAGCGAAGGCTTTGATATTCCGTACACAGTTAATAGAATTACAAAAACATTAAGCAAAGAAGATACAAAGAGATTGTGTCTTTGGAATCAGTATCCTAAAAAACGTGAGTATGAAAAGTTTGGTAAAACATCTGTTACTTACGACTTAATTGGTAGAGTGCATGTTGACTCACTAGAATTGTATAGAAAATACAACTATGAAGAGCGTCATACATATAGACTTGATGCTATTGGTGAACTAGAAATAGGCGAAACTAAAACAGTATATGAAGGATCTCTTGATGCACTTTATAACAATGACTTTAGAACATTTATCGAATATAACATTCAAGATACTGCACTATTAGACAAACTAGATAAAAAACTTAAATTTATTGATCTTGCTAATACAGTTGCACATGAGAATACTGTTCTTATTCAAACTACTATGGGTGCTGTTGCTGTTACAGAGCAAGGTATTATTAATGAAGCACACAGGCGTGGATTCATAGTTCCTAATAGAGTACGCAGAGAGCCAGGTAGTGAACCTGCCGCAGGTGCTTATGTTGCATATCCTAAGAAAGGTATTCATGAATGGATTGGTAGTGTTGATTTGAATTCACTGTATCCATCTGTTATTAGAGCATTGAACATGGGTCCTGAGACAATTGTAGGACAGTTAAGACAAGACGGAACAAAAGCACGTATTGAAGGTGAACTAGCAAAAGGTAAAAGTTTTGCAAATGCCTGGGAAGGACAATTTGGTTCTGTTGAGTTTGACTCTGTTATGGCACGTGAAGTAGGTAGACAACTTACTATCGACTGGGAGGACAGCGACAATAGCGATACAATTAGTGCGGCACAAGTATATGATTTAATCTTTGAAAGCAATCAACCTTGGATGCTAAGTGCTAATGGTACAATCTTTACATACGAAAAAGAAGGTATTATTCCTGGACTACTAAAGCGTTGGTATAAAGAACGTAAAGAAATGCAAGGAAAGATGCGTGATGCAATCAAAGCAAAAAATCCTATTGAAGAAGAGTATTGGGCAAAAAGACAACTTGTTAAAAAGATTCTACTTAACAGTTTGTACGGTGCTATTCTAAATCCAGGTTGTAGATTCTTTGATAACCGTATTGGACAGTCAACTACACTTACAGGTAGACAGATTGTTAAGCACATGAGTGCAAAAGTTAATGAAATTATCACAGGCGAATATAGCCATACAGGTAAGGCAATTGTATATGGTGATACTGATTCTTCTTACTTTAGTGCATACAGTACACTGAAAGATGAGATTAACAAAGGTAACATTCCTTGGGATAAAGATAGTGTTATGGCTTTGTATGATCAGATATGTGATGAAGCAAACACAACGTTTCCTAAGTTTATGGTTGACACTTTCCATTGTCCTAAAAGCAGGTCAGATGTTATTGCGGCAGCAAGAGAGATTGTTGCAAGTAAAGGTCTGTTTATTACAAAGAAAAGATATGCAGTTCTTTACTATGACGTAGAAGGTAAACGTGTAGATATAGACGGAAAGCCAGGTAAGATTAAAGCAATGGGTTTAGATTTGAAACGTTCTGATACTCCTGTTGTAATTCAAGACTTTTTGAGCAATGTATTAGAAATGGTACTAGCAGGCAAAGAGCAACAAGAAGTACTAGACTACATTACAGAATTTAGAACTGAATTTAAAACAAGACCAGGTTGGGAGAAAGGTTCTCCTAAACGTGCAAACAAAATTACCGAATACGGTAATAAAGAAAAGAAACTAGGCAAAGCGAACATGCCTGGACATGTTCGAGCAAGTATTAATTGGAATACACTAAAGCGGATGGAAGATGACAAGTATTCAGTAACTATTGTCGATGGACAAAAAGTTATTGTTTGTAAAGTTAAAGACAACCCTATGGGATTCACAAGTGTTGCGTATCCTGTAGATGAATTACGTTTACCAGAATGGTTTAAAAAGCTGCCTTTCAACGATGCTGAGATGGAAAATTCAGTAATTGATGAAAAGCTAGGAAACCTAATTGGTGTGTTGGAGTGGGATATCAGCTCTACAAGAAATGATAACACCTTTAACAAATTGTTTGATTTTGAGTAAATTGGTGAAAAAAGTTCTTGCAATTAAACTAAAACCTAAATATAATGTATATTAACAAACGGAGAACCCTATAATGAAAGACATTCTAAAAGATATTGTGGAACATACACAAAACTTGGGCTTTCTTACAACTGTAAAAATTACAGGCGAAGAAGGCGCAACAACTATGTTTTCAATGGCTGATGACAGATCAGTTATCATGGAAGCAACTACACATAACCCTTACCCAGACATGCTTGGTGTATTTGGTATGCCGCAGTTGCAAAAACTAAAATATTTACTTGATGGTAGTGAGTATCAAAAAGATGCTGTAATTACTGTAAAGTCAGGTGAACGCAATGGCGCAACTATTCCTACAGGATTAGAATTTGTAAACAAAGATGCTGACTTTAAAAACAGTTATCAATTTATGCTTACAGAACACATCAATGAAAAGATGAAAACTGTTAAGTTTAGAGGTGTTAACTGGGACGTACATGTAAGTCCGTCACTTCCAGCAGTACAGCGTTTTAATTTCCAAGCAGGCGCTAATAGCGAACATCCTACATTCTTAGCAAAGACTGACGATACTAACTTGAAGTTTATATTTGGTGACGCATCATCGCATGGTGGTGAGTTTGTATTTGCACAAAATGTTGAAGGTACGTTAGATAGAGGTTGGACATGGCCTGTAGCAAGTGTACTTGCAATCTTAAAAATTGCAGATGTAAACAACACTAAGATGAGTCTTAGTAACGAAGGTGCTATTCAGATCGAATTAGATAGTGGTTTAGCAACATACAAATATATCATTCCAGCACAGGCGGCCTAAATAATATTATGAAAGAACCAGTCAACTTATCACCATTACAGAAAGACTACGCTGTGTATTTGCCAGCTATTAGTTCTTTCTATAGTACCTATGTTGCTAAACAGCGACAAGGTGAATTTATTCCAAAAGAAAGAATTCCTGCGGGCTTTGACCGCGGAATTGAAGGCATGAACTTCTTAAACGAAGAACAAGGATACTTTACATACAAGTATGGTTTGTATTCAGCAGGTCACGCACAATTGAATCTTGAAAAGACTATGGTACAAGATGCTATGGTACAAGATAGAGATCGTGGTAAAACAATGATTTTAGGTGACTCGGGTGGATATCAGGTTGGTAAGGGTGTTCTTAAATTTGATTGGCTAAACTTTGAAGGTGCTGCTGCAAATAAAACACGTGATGATATTCTTAATTGGCTAGAGCTTACAGCGGATTGGTCAATGCTACTTGATGTTCCGACTTGGGCATGTGATCATATTCATGCTCCTAAAACAGGACTTAAAGACTTTCAAGACTGCTTAGACAAAACACGTTTTAATAACAAGTATTGGTTAGAACGTAGACTTGGTGCTACAAAGTTCTTAAACGTTTTACAAGGATCAGACTGGGATACTGCTGAGAAGTGGTACAAAGGCGTTAAAGAGTTCTCCGATCCAAACGTTTGGGGAGATAAAGCATGTGAAGGTTGGGCAATGGGTGGC